CTTGGATAGTATTGTAATTAGAGAGATTAGTGCGTGTATTTATGCGTGTTAATCTCTCTTTTTATTTATAAAGTAATACATACTGGCAATTGTTGTAGTATATAATTGGGGTGCAGTTATGAGCCTTATTACCCAACTCATACCTTAATAAGAGTGTGTAGTTAAAAGCAGTTATCAAAAAACTATTAATAGAAAGTATATTGTCGTAAGCGAAACCTTTCGAGGGAAAATGAGTAACGAGAGTATAATTAGTATATTAACAAGATTTGGAAGAATAGACTTCGTAATAGTTGCGAGTAAACCACACTCTTATTTTGTATAAGGAGATAACTTATGACAAATGAAGAAGTATTATACCTATTAGATAAGGTAGGTATAGAGATAGAAAATACTATAAAACTAACTAAAAGGAGTAAACATGAAGAAGAAATTCTTAACAATGAATCTAGCAAACAATGCAGTAGAGATAGTAGTAGCAAGAAGCTATTGGAAAGCAATGGAAAGAGCTAGAAATATCTTTGGTAGTAAGAATGTTAGAGTTTGGGAAGATGGATTATCTTCTCAATTAAGTTAATAATTAATTGGAAGCGAAACAACAATAAAAATAAAAGAAAAGGAGAATGAATGAAAGTAAAGTTTGATACTCCATTAAGTATTATAAACTTATTGGAAATAAATGATTGGAATGCATTTGAAGACACATTTAATGTATCATTTGATGAGATAAATGGTGATAAACGAATAATAATAAAAAAGGAGAAATAATGTATTTTAGTATAATTTTAGGAGTATTAACTATTTCAACAGAAGAAATTGAGTCAAGTATAGTCTTGGCTCAAGTAGCAGCGTATGAATTAGTTAATACAGAAGACGGTGGTATTCTATCTATTTCATTAAAAGGTAATCATGAAGAGTTAGTATATCACTGTAAGGGCAGTAAAGCATGGTCAAACGTTCTAGATTGGTTTAAAAGCTATCATAAAGAAATAATAGAATGTATAACACAGGAGATTAAAAAAGAGTCTAAAAAGGCTCGTTTTTAATGTCTTACTGTCCTTATAAATCAAAGGGAGAATTAGTCAATTGGGCTAGCGTACGTTTTAAACGCTCTAAATCTTATTTTAATAAGATGACAAAATCTAGGTTGTATGCGATTTACTTTAATTGCTAGCCACTTCGGGAGTGGAGAGCTGTTAGTGTGAACGCAGCCAAAGGTGATTTTTTAGCGTTCTATTATTCATGCGCTATCCTTTGTTACACCTTGTTTGACACTCCCAAACCATTAAATGAGAGCCAATAACTGGTCCTGTAAGACCTGTTGTTCAAAGGGCAATTTGTAAGACCTGATGTTTAAAGGGCAAAGGAATATGTGAGGCTCTCATTTAATACAGATTTTTTTAACTAAAAGGAGAAAACCATGAAAAAAGGGTTAATCGCATTATGTGCTATAATGTTAATAATAGTTGTAGCATGCAATGTTAATAAAGAAGAAACTGTTGATACTCCAGTAGTAGCACCAGTTGAAGAAGTAAAAGAAGTAGTGCCTGAGGTAACACCTGAGGTGCAACCAGTAGTACCAGAAGACAATACAAATCAATAAATAGAAAGGACTGACATGTCTATAAAGATTAATCTATTAAATAACGGAGAATTTACATCAAGAGATGTATCTTCAGGAAATGTAGGAGAGCTTAGAAATGAGCTTGAAATACCAACAGCAGCAACAGTTAATGTTGGTGGAACTATAAGACAGAATGATTTTTCTCTGTCTGATGGTGATTATGTTGCATATGCAAGTAATAACAAAACAGGAGGGTAATCATGAAACCAGTAGAATACTATAATGGTACTAGAACAATAAATGTTATAGATATTAAAGAATTGTTAAATCCATCTCAGGAATTAGCAAATAGTATGGCTACTGGGCCACAAGATGAACTCTACACCGCACTTGATAGGTTTAACGGCTGGCTACCAGAAGAATATCAGCTAGCCGTTACTCCTTCATGGAACTGGAAACCAGGAACAATACCTAAGTTCAAAGAATACTTAATAAATAATGTTTATAGAATAAACACTAAGTCACAAGGATTAGAACATTTAATGAGAAGAACTAGGGAGCAATCTAGATATTTTACACACTATGAAAGAAGATTATCTGAAATAGAAAGTAAGAAATCATGGTTAAAGCGTGAAGGATATAGTGCAGATGTAGATATTAATGAATTTACCAATAAGCTCAATGATATGATAAATAAAATAGAAAGCCAATGCGATATGGTACGTAATATGACAAATGGAGATGTTACAATAGATGTTGTTGTAGGAGGTATATCAAATCCTAGGAATGCTGTCATTTATGTAGATGTATACATGGAAAATCTAACAATGAATGTATTTCAAGGAGAGAAATGTATACAAAAAATACCATTAGAACCTATTCATATTATATCACACATTAATATAAGAAAGTTTATTAACAACTATGAATCAAAGAAAACAACTTCATTTACATGGAAAGGTTCTTATCTTTCAGAACAAATAGAGTATGAATCTGGAGTTACAAGAGATACTCATGTAACTAGTTTTCCTTTCATAGCTACTAATTATTATGATACTTACAATAATAATACAATTCCTGTATATTCTAATGTTTGTTTAGATAATTATATAGATGAAGTTAATAAGTCTTTCTTTTCATTAAATTGGGTTGATATGGTAATGTCATTAATGGCTTGGGCTCAGTATTATAACACAAGCTATTCAAATCCATATAATAATCTTAGTGAATTAACAGTAGGAATGCCTAAAGAATATTCAAAAGAATATGCTGCAGTAGTTGGTTTTAGGAATAGTTGTAGCAGAAAACAAAAGACAAAATATTCTACACGTAGTATAGCAAAATCATTTACTCAATTAGATGGTATGAAAATGATGAATGATTCTTGTAATAAAATAGGATGTCAATTCGCAGAACAATGTACTACTTATGTCAACCAAAGTAAAGTTATTAACAATCTATTAGGTAATGAAACTATTGGTTTAATTGAATCATTTATTGGGTTGTTTATAGAAAATGATTCAACTGACTTAAGAGCTTCATTTGTAGGTGAATTTGGTGGATTAGGTAATTATACATTAAACTATGATTCAGACGCTGATGTATTTTGGCCTCAAGTTGCAATATTCATGAAACAATATGATATACTTGAAATTTATAATAAAGCAAGATATATAATTGATTTATGGGTACCTAAAAATTGGTGGCTAAAATATGAAGATGGTGGTGAATTAAAAGACATGGATGGTGAAATACCACAACAAGACATGAAAGAACAAATGATAAGATGGGCTACAGAAAGGGGTTAGTATGAAGATAGAAGATATGTTCTATATTCAAGAGAAAGACTGGCATAAGTTACAAGCTTGGGCTGGTCTTGCTTATGAAGAGGACAAAGACGAGATATCAGGGCTTATGACTGCAGTTCCTGATAAAGAAGGAAGATTTAAATTAAGTGATGTAGAAATACTTAAACAAGAAAATACAGGTACAACTACAGAGCTTGATGCAGAAGCAGTTGCAGAATACAAAATGAGACATGCTATGAAATATAAAGACGAACGATTAAAGTTTGTCTGGTGGCACTCTCATCATACGATGGGAGCATTTTGGTCTGGAACTGATGAAAATGAAATAGAAGCATGGAAAAATACTTCGTTTTCATTGGCATTAGTAATCAATTTAAAAGAAGAGTATAAGTTCAGAGTAAGTATATGGGAAGCTAATGGAATCCCATTGGAGCAACATATAGATACTTCTTTAGAAATAGTAAGAGGCAGTAAGCCTGTTGTTACTAAGAAGATGAAAGAAAAATACGAAGAACTTTGTCAATCAAGGACAAATGTTGTGACTCATGGAGGATGGACTACTTATGGCAGATTCCAAGGAGTACAGCAAAATCTTTTATCTTCATCAAAAACAACAGATGGAAGACTTGCATTTAGACAAATGTATAAAGAAGCAGAAGATTTAGTAGAAGATTTTATGTCTACTGAAAAATCATTTGGAACTTTCAAGAAAGAAATGAAAGAAATGAGAGATAAATGCATCAAAGAAAAATATCCATTTAGATTAAAAGCTGTGTATTGTAATAAGCAACAAGCATTAAATGATTTAATGTATATTGCTACAGAAGACATGTTTGAATTTGATGATAATGATGTTAAATTAAAATATGAACAATATAATGATGCTTTTGGATATGGAGGTTGGTGTGATTAATACTCGTTCAGCTGGACTTATAGATAGTTTAAATGAGCATACATTTCACATACTAGGTTGCGGGGCTATAGGTAGTTCCGCAGCCACTCAGTTATGTAGAATGGGTGCTGAAGACTTTGTTCTGTATGATATGGATAAAGTAGAAACTGCAAATATAGGAGTGTCACAATATAACTATAATCATGTAGGTGAGTATAAAACAATAGCTTTAACAGATTTACTTAAAGCTATTAATGAAAATGTAGATATAGTACAATCTACTGGTTATTTTGATACATTCTTATATGCAGATAGAAATGATATAATAATACTAGGATTTGATAATATGAAATCAAGATTACAAGTGGTATCTACTTGTCTAAAGAATAAACATTTCAAACCTAGATTACTCATCGATGGTAGAATGGGAGCTGAACATTACCAACAATATTCATTTGAGTTTCCAAAATATGACAAATATGTCAAAACATGGTATTCAGATGATGAAGGTAGTTCAGAGCCATGCAACATGAAAGCTACAAGTTATTGTTCTAATATGAGTGGAAGTTTTATAGCAAATACCGTTCGTAAAGTGTTGACTAATCAACCTTTTGAAGCCGCTTTGTCATTCAATTTCCCTACAACACAACTCGAGAAAAATACCTTGTATAAATAGTTTAAATGTTGTAATATAATAGGCTGGCTTAAATAAGTATATTTGAGCTAGCCTATTTAACTAAAAGGAGACAATATGAGTTTCATAGTATATAAATTAAACAGAATGAGTCTTGTCCCAGATAAATATGGAAAGCATCTAAAAATTAAAATGTTAAGCAAATATAACGAAGAAGGTGAATTTGTAGAGCATGTAAAATTAGATGAAAAAGCTATAGATATACTTACAAATGGCTATTTTATGCCAGCAAAACCTGAATACGATGAAGTATGAAGAAAAATACAATATCAATAGCTTATGGATATTATCTGTAAAAGAAAGAAAGAAAAAAATAGAAAAAATAAGGAGAATGAATGGCATTAAAGAAAGTAAAGAGAAAAGCCGTAAGTCAAAACCCTAAAACTATGCTTTTATATGGAGCACCTAAAGTAGGTAAAACTACAGCATTAAGTCAATTAGATGATTGTTTGATAATTGATACAGAAGGTGGTGCTAATATGATAGAAGGATATGTTGAAGCTATTAATAGTAGAAAAGAGTTAATAGAATTACTTAAACAAGCTCAAGAAGGTCACGAGTATAAGTATGTAGCTATAGATACTATTGATAAGATAGCAACATGGGCAGAGCAAGCGGTATGCGAAGAAGAAAGCGTATCTGCTGTTCAAGATTTAGCATTTGGTAAAGGTTTCGGCCTTGTAAGAGAAAAAGTGTTAAATACAGTAGGTATATTAAAGCAAATATTTCCTCATGTAATAATCATCGGACATAGGAAATGGGCGAGAGCTGTAGTAGACAGCAAAGCTATAGTAGAACCAGAAAGTCTAGATTTAACAGGTAAATTAAAAAACATGTTAATGGCAGACTGTGATGCTATAGGTTATGTTTACAGAGATGAAGACAAAGGCAATCTAATGGTATCATTTAAAGCAAATGAATCATTAGAAGCAGGTAGTAGAAGTCCTCACCTGAAAGGTAAGGAAATTGAGTTAAAATGGAATCTAATCTATAAAGGAGATAAATAATGGCTATATTTAAACCAAAAAGTACAGGCGGTGGAAATAAGTTTCTAGGCGTTTGTGAAGTAAGCATCGAAAGTTTCAAAGATAGAAGTGGCGAGTTTGATTGGGCTGACTTATATCTTGATGTAACTGTAAAGCCTAAAGAAAGTGAATATACTAGAAATATTCAAATCAAAGGTTCATTCGATAAAGATAGCAATGGTAAAATAGAAGGTGGTAGCGTATTAAGAAGAATGTATGTATTCTTTGAAGCAATAGGTTGCACAGCAGGATTAAATGTTGATGGTGGCTGGGAAGACGCAGATGGTAAAGAAATTACTGACATAGCTCAATATTTAAATGAGAATTTTACTGAGGCTGTAATACCAGGCGATGAACAAAGTTTTGACTATTTAGCCTATATATACAGAGAAAAACCTAAGAAACCAGGCGATAAATCTTGGACAAGAGTATATCATAAGATATATAGAAATGCAGAAGGAAATACTGCTAAACTACAAGATGATATTACATGGTTAAAAGGTAAAGGAATAATCAAAGAGTTAGATGATACAGTTTCTTCTGAAACAGGTATGTCAGAGGGTGCATTATCTAATCTATGAAATACCTAGAGATTGCTATAGGTACTCCTGCTAATAGAGGAGTT